GTTTCATTTTTGCTTCTAGTTCTTGTTCTGACATATCTTCTAGTTTACCAGTTTTTATTATTTTTCTGTCTATGTATAGTCCTGCTGCCTTGCCTCGATTTGCTTCAGCGTTTACAGCAGAAGAGAAAGAACCTTTCTTTAACGCAGCTTCACGAAGTCTAGCTAGTTCTGCTACGTGACCCTCGTAGGTTACTTCGTGTTTTCTAATTCTTTCTTCTCTCAACTCACCAATATATTTTACAACAAGCGGTGAATGTTTAGGATTAGTAAGTTCTGATCCTTCACGCATAGCTCTGTCTTTGCTGTATCCAGCAGCTATGGCTGCCTCACGTTTTGTCATAGGCCCGTCTGGTCCACCGAATACTAAGAACTCGGCAAACTTTTTCTGCATTTCTGTAAGTCTTTTTGGTAATCCCATAGTTGACAATTTAAGGGAACTATCCTACATTGTCAATCATGAAAGTATATAAGGACGATAGAGGATCTCATGATTTAGAAGTGCAGATAGAAAAATTGCAGTTAAGAGTCAGAGAGTTAGAAGAAATAAATAAGTCACATAAAAAATTAAATGGTGAATTAAGAGAGGAGTTGGAGCATGTACGTAAAGCACTTACAAGAATACCTTGATCAATTTACCGATGGCAAGAGAGGTAACGCTGTATCTAATGCTACCATCTACATGCAGGTCAATGGTCACCTAGAAGAAGTTAAAAGAATTGAAGTGCAAGAGTCAAATATAATTGGACAAAGTGCTATCCGTGTTGTATTGAAACCTACGAAACAAAAGTTAATTATTGCACCGACTACCCCTGAATAATAGACTTTAGTTCCCTTGAAACCAGAACGAAAATTTTATGAAAAAATTAAGAAATCTATACCACAGATATCTTGGATTAGACTTGAAAATAATAGCCTACTTGGCACTCCTGATCTATTGGCCTGTAATACTTCTGGCCACTTTTTCACAGTAGAATTGAAGGTGACTAAAGGGAATAAAATTAAGTTCTCACCTCATCAAATAGCCTTCCATGTGAAGCATCCACACAACACCTTCATCTGCATTCAGCACCTCGGTTCAGGGTGCGTGAAACTTTTTCGTGGTTCTAGAATATTAGAGCTTGAAGCTTGCGGCTTTAGGCTTGAAGCTTGCAGCTTGGGGCTTGAAGCTTGTAGCTCGTTCTTTGATTCTTTGGGAAAACCATAACCCTGGCAGCTCCAGGTCACATCGCCCGCTGGACATTTTTACGATGCAATTACCGCCAGGGTCTCGGAGGGCTCGCGTTGAGCTGATCCCTATGGGACCGTTACCATTTCCGATTACTGCAGGATCTCTCGCTGCAGTCCTACCTGTACTATATCCTGGATTGTCCTTCATGTCAATGATTATTTTTGCTTGGAGCTTGCAGCTTCAAGCGGAGCTTGAAGCTTGGTGCTTGAAGCCTGTTGCTTGAGGCCTGGATCAGGACGCACGCTGTCTCCAACGTCGACAGTTTTTTGACTGCTAATGGCCTGATCCAATTGTTGCTGGCCGCCCACTACTGGTTGGCGGGATTCTGCCAGCTTATTACGCTTGCGTAATTCTTTATAATACTTTGGATGTTTAAATACGTGCATTAATGTTTACCGTAACTTATGTTTCTTATATCACGGTCCCAACATGCCCTGCAATCTAAACATTTATTGCCTTGCTTTGATGACGGGCAGCTGTGCTGCCCGTCAGTCGTGACTGTGGATGTCCACGGCCAAAAGGATACTGGGCCCTGGTCAACCATATGAGAGCTGAACCTTATCACCAGATTACGGGGTACTTCGTTTACTTTGACACGCTTCAGGATCTGAGCTTCACGCGTTGGCAACCAGTGCTTAGTGCCTGGCGTTGACCTGCAAACACGGAATATATTCTGTAAGTGCTCCAGCGATTGCAAGTCTCCTGAATCGTGCCATCTAAATTCTTTATGTGGTTTTATTAATTGTATCATTGCATCAACCCAGCCAGGATGTTTAAGAGCTTCAAGCCTTCGTTCCATTGCTGACTTAACAATACTAAATCTATATCGACCCGTCAGAGCGTAGCAGCCATAGCAGACTGTGCCCTTTACCTGCGCTAGCTTCTGGCCAGTGATGCATTTATATGCAGGTAGATTGTAAGCAGGCCCTGGCATCTTGCTGGGCTTACTTAAACCTCCAACTATTTTTTCTAAATCTTTTTTTAACATAATTTATCCTTTCTGTGCCTGGCGTGCTGTGCTGGGACATCCACTTATGCACAAAACTTCGGGCCTCATCTAGTTTCAGTTGCCACCCGCCAGGTCTTATATCCTATATAGTCCTTTAACCTGCAAATGTCAAGCGCTTGTTGCTTGCCGCTTGAAGCTTGCCGCTTGCTGCTTGTGGCTTCTGGTAGGTCTCACCCAGAATTATTCCTAACGCTGCCGCGCATAGCATCAAAGACCAATGGGCCACGGGCCTGGGGTTACCAGGCCTCAACATCTTCACCAGCTGCACTAACTGCCTTGTCCAAAGCAGTCAAATATTCTGGCATTGACATCTCCAGGTTGTTTAGACAAAAATGCATTTTGTCGTTCTGGAGCCCTGGGCCATTGGCAATATAATCTACAGCCTTGTCCAGGATGTGCTGGCGCCTTGCGCCGCCAGGTCTAAATTCATCTTTTAATTTTTTCATGTTTTATCCTTTCTGTGTGTCTGTTGACGCCGTCCCTGCTTCAGAAGGTAAGAGAGTGTAGCCCCGTCGGGCATCTGTGCTCTTGCTAACACTGGATCGGTGTAAGCGTCAAAGACAAATACACTATACCAGGATAGTCCCAGATAGTCAAGGACAATATTGTCGCACCTAATTTAGAATCATTCTAAACTGCCAAACAACCCAAGGTTGTGCGAGGACGGCAAACCTATTGCGGTGTAACGCACAACCCAATGTTGTAGTGATTTGAGTTTATAAAGTCGTGTATCACTAAAAGGACTAACTCCAATATAATACTTGACTATCCTATTTACAAGTGCTAATAAAATTTTTATGAAAGGAAATATAAATATGCAAAAACAAAAACGTATAACTCTTAATAGTGAAAAAAGAACTGCAATAGCAAATGTATTTCAATCTCACTTTGAGAGAGAAAATCTTTGTTGAAAAAATTGTAAGAAACCAACAACCAATAGAAGATGTTGAAACTATCAGATCAATGATAAAAAAATATGATAGTGCAGGTGGACAACTATATGAAGATAATTGTTTTGTCTTTAAACATCACTATACAAAAGTAGATGATGAGGGTAATGAAATAAATGATTATGATACTTGCCATGTTAAATTTGGTTTAGGTCAGAAATTTGGTTTAGCTTATTATCGTGATGACATGAAAGCAAAAAATCTTGACCCAGATTATTATTATCGTTGGGGTAGAGATGATAGAAGAAACCCAAGATTTTATGATTGCGAAACTGCAAACGAAAAATTTTTGGGAATAAGAACTTCTTCCAATGATGATAAATCTGTAATCACTCCAAAATCAGAATGGGATAGTGATTTTAATTTATGGGTTATTGGAACTTCTTATTGTCATACAAGAGAGTTTAAAGTTGATGAAGATACTTTTAATGTCTTGAAACAATTCAATGACGCAAAAGAAAATGTAATCTTATGCCATGAAAAAATCTTTGACTATGTTGAAGATAAAATGAAAAAGTTAAGATTAGGTTTAAAGTCTTACAGATATTTTGACCAAGCTAAATCTCTTGCTGATAAGTTAGGCATAGCTTTAAATGAAAGTGTATTGAACGAAAGTAGTAGTCTTGCATTATCAGTTTATAGTCCTGAGAATTTGGCTAGTCTTTTAGAAGACAAGGTTGAGATGACTAGAGAGGAAAAAATCGCTATGTTCAGAAATCAACAAAATGTTTCTGTAAATTAGTGGTTGACAAACTAGGGACAATCCTGTATTGTCCCTAGTAGAAAGGATAACAAAAACATATGAAAACATTTTATATAACTTACTACTCAAACAAGGATAAGAAACACATCACTAGACAAGGCAAACATGATGACAAGTCTAGGTATGGCACATCAAAAAAAGGTGTACCTTACTATGTCTATTATGATTTAGACGCACAT